TTTGGGAATATCTGAAAGATCGTTAGGTCAGCTTCGAAGTTTTCTGTCTTTTGCTTCACCTTGATCAGTTCCCACCGTATGTCTGTTGTACCGTTGAGCCGTACCACAGGTTTGATACCGCGTTTAAAACAATACGTCTGAAACTTGCGTATGTCCTCGACTAGTTGCTGCATGAAACTGTCACGGTCACGGTAGAACCATTCAGCTTTGCGCTGTCGTGCTGTCTGTACGTTAGACATTGCGCCACGTCCTGCAGTGTAGAGGCAAGCTTCGATGCATTGTGCGATTGCCGCCATGCTGCATGAATTGAATAGCTTGCCATCCACCATCACCTTGTAAGGTGTCATGTAGAGGATAGCGGTTAGGTACTCGCTACCGTCACCCTTGATTGTCTTTGCGTTATTGCCAACGCCTATAAGTTTATATGTCATGTCTTACCCTCTCACTATATACTCTAACCCTGCCATTGCATGGTTGTCTTGCCACTCTTCAAACTCTTCGTCTGTGGCTAGTCTTGTATCCTCGTCCCAATCTGTCAAGTCTTTTAGTGTATTCCACCCTAGATCACTTTGGTTGGGGTTGGGTGTGTCTGTCAATGTGCCATCGTCTTGTAAGTAAAACGGCCACCCGTCTGATGCTATGTAAAGTTTCATGTCTACCTCCTAAACATAATCCATAAAAAGGGCGCACCTATCCTGTCGATTTCCAGTCGCCCTTCAAAAGATTATATCGTTAACCGTGCTTTGCATTTGCCGCACGCCACCCTTTCAGCCATGGACGCCCTTTGTGAGACTGTATCTATATGATACCACGCCACGCCGTTTGCCGCCTATCGGTGCCACCTAGTCGCAACCAAGTGTGGAATGTTTTGTCGTATTGTCAGATGCACCATTCCGTAGAACATCCAAGGGGCTTGCGCCTATGTCAAATAACGTGGTCCTTTCTCTACACCGCGTAGGGCTTGCTAGGCCAATGTCTCTCGAAGCTGTATCCTCCTATGTGTCTATGCGTTTCGTTTCGTTAGTGTGTGATGCAGGGCTTTCCACCGTGCTTGTCTTAGGACGCTGTCAGACTTTGGATCAAGGCGCTTGGCTACTCGCTGTCTAACTTGTCGCTTTCGATGTGATTATTTAAAGCAAATCAAAACAGGTATGTAAACCCACCTAGAGCAACTTTCTTATAAGCTATTGATTTTAAACGAAACAAAGTTGAATTGCGATTCACGCGCGTATACGGGTACATATTATCCGCGATAAAAGCTTTTATTTGTGATCACATTTGTGGGGTGTGTCTTAATTTGTGATCACATGGGGTAGGGTATATTATGCACGTCTTTTGTATTTGTGATCACAAAAGTAAAAACCCAACAAAATCAACACACTAGCACTATCTACTGATAAACTATCAGTTAATTTATTCAATAAAATCAGTAGCTTAACACCCTTAGCCGGGATAAAAATACAAAATCATATATATGAATACTTGAATGTGGACCCTGCGAGGGCCATGCGGGGTATGGCGGTACACGTATATGTACAAATACACAGAAGTGATTTTTAGTTTTAGCAACTTATACGGGTATTTCATGTATATACACCAGTATATTAATCACAATATGTTACAATACTGTAATATTTAGCAGAAAGGGGGTTGACTAGGGGTAAAATATAGGTACAACTGCGGAGCAGGAGCAGCAGAGTTAAACTTTTAGTGTATTAACATAAATAAAGTAATAAATAATAAATAGTTAAACTTTATATAAGAGTGTTGCAATAAAGAAAGTGGACATAGGTAGAGTTTAACTCTTGACATATTCACTATTTTATATGTATACTATTATCAAGTAACACACAATAATAAGTATAAACATAATAGTGTTACACTATAGGTACGTGTCACGAATATATGTGTCACTCTTCCTCTTGTCTCCTCTCCCTCACACGTAGTTTGCGACACGTACCTTTTTTCTTACAAAGGTATTGACAATGAAACGTAAGCATATACAACTATATGCAGGTGATAACGTTATTGAAGAGTTTTACTCCGCTATAGCCGAAGGTAACTCTCGTAAATTACAACGCATACATATTCCCCGTAGTGATGTATTCTATGTTCGTGCTGCAATAGAGCAGGACACTGGAGTTAGGTACTCCTTAGACCATGTAGAACGAGCTATGTACTTAGAGGGTATGCTTGATCGCAAAGATGTATTAGACCCTGATAGAGAGCGAGACTATGGATAACCTAAAACTACCTATAGCACTTGTGCTTGCTATGGCTGCTCAGCTAGCAGGCGGTGTGTGGTGGGTATCACAACAGGCAGCAACTATTGCTAGCCTTGAAGAGTCTGTACAGCAGTTTGCTAGTAAGATGGCGGTAGAGGATAGCGTCAATCTGAAGCGTGATGTGCAGGATAACGCAGACTACATAGCTGGTGCGTTTGACGAGATAGATGAACTTTGGGAAGAGACTGAAGAGTTGTGGGACGAGGCAGCATCAATGGCAACCCATATGACTAGTATCATGCAGCTACAGCAAAGAGTTGCATTACTAGAAAACAGCTTAAAGTTTCTTAACAGAGTGGACACCCCTAAATCTGATATGCGGTAATGGACCCCGTTTCCTGCATAGCTTTAGCCAGTGGCGCTTATAAAACGCTTAAGGCAGCTATATCCACGGGTAAGGATATACAGTCTATGGGTAGTACTTTGGCTACTTGGGGTAAAGCTGTATCAGATTTTAGTAAGCTAGAGGAGCGTTCTAAGAATCCACCTTGGTGGGAAAAGACGTTCAAGGGTAGCGACGAAGAAAACGCTATACTCATTTGGAATCAGCGCCGTAAGCTGGACGAAATGAGAAAAACTATTAAGGATGAAATATCTTTTTTGTATGGGCCATCAGCTTGGGAAGAGGTTCTACGTATCGAAGCAGAGCAAAGGCGTATACGAAAAGAAGCTGCATATGCTAAGCAAGAGTTTGTGGATAAATTGATTAACTGGACAGCAGGCTTAGCTATTGCTATAATAGGGTTAGGAACTCTAGTTTTTATTATTTACTTAGTAGGAGTGTCCCAAGGTAGATGGTAGATGAGACTAGTCGAGATAGGCAGATTAAAGTATGCTTTATATGACGACAACGGCAAACTACTTATATTAACGTCTTACAAACGGATAGCTGAGAATATGGCACGAGACTACAAAAAAGAGTATAAGAACTATCAGGGTAAGCCAACCCAGCGCAAACGTAATGATGCACGTAAAACAGCTAGACGTAAGATGGAAAAGGCTGGTAAGGTTCGCAAGGGTGATGGCAAAGATGTGGATCACAAAGATGGCAACCCTAAGAATAACAGTAGTAAGAACCTAAGAGTTACCAGTAAGTCAAAGAACCGTAGCTTTAAGCGTACTAAAACAGCAGGAAAAGCATAATGGCTAAACCAGCAAAAGGCAAAATGTTTGCTAAGAAAGTTAAGAACTCGAAGACAGGACGTACTCGTACTGTATCGTTTGGACAATCTGGTAAAGCTAAGGATGGTGGTAAACGTATTCGTCCTGGTACTAGCAAGGGTGACTCATACTGCGCACGTAGCGCTGGGCAAATGAAAAAACACCCTAAAGCAGCTAAAGACCCGAATAGCCCATTGCGTTTATCCCGCGCTAAGTGGAAGTGTAGTGGTACTAAATCGCGGAGATCATAATGCCTACACCTACGAATAAGAAACTATATGCACGTGTAAAGGCAGAGGCTAAGAAGAAGTTTGACGTATGGCCCAGCGCATATGCATCAGCTTGGTTAACTAAAACCTATAAAGCACGTGGGGGCAAATACAGTGGCAGCAAAGCAAACAAAGTCAAAAAGTAAAAAAGGTGGCTTAGGTAAGTGGTTTGGTGAGCAGTGGACTGACGTTAAGACAGGCAAACCCTGTGGTCGTAGCTCAGCTAGTAAATCAAAACGCCCTTACCCAGCTTGTAGACCTAAAGCAGTAGCAGGTAAGATTAGCAAGAAAGAAGCAGCTAAGAAAACGGGACCAAAGAAAGTTAAGTGGTCTACGACAGCATCAGGTAGGAAGAGAAAGTAATGGCAAAGACTAAATGTCCTAAGTGTAAAGGTAAAGGCTGCTCTCATTGTGGCGGCACAGGGTATCACAACAACATGAATGAAGGTGGAATGATGAACGCAGGTATGAAAGCTTTGAAAAAAGAAGCACCAGAAGTAGCTAAGAAAATGGGTTATGGCTACGGTGGTATGACTAAAAAGATGAAGATGAACAAAGGTGGCTATTGTGGTGCATCTAACCCAGCAGAACGTCCTATGAAAATGGCGCATGGTGGAATGGTACATAAGAAGAAAAAATAATGAGCTACTTTAATAAATATGAAAAAGCTTTAACAAAAGCTGGCTACCGTCTAAACGGTAAAAATGTTTATGATTCACGAGGTAATCATGCAGCACTGGAGGACCGTTTTGGTAACGCTTACATTAATGATCCTAAAGTTAAGGCGCTACTTGAAGCTGAAGATGCTAAACCTATTGAGAAAGTTAAAAAGGCTGTCAAGAAAGTTACTCCGAAACTGAAGAAGGTACGTGCTCGTAACGCAGATGGAACTCTTCGTGGTGACGATCCTAGCACACCTGATGTTAATGAGGCGTGGACATACGTAGAGGATAAGTAATGGCACTTAATCAGTTAGGTAGGCCAGCTAGACGAAAATCTGTGTATGGTCATAATACAGGAACTACAACAGAGACAATCTATACCTGCCCACCTAACTGTACTACAGAGGTGACCTTCATTCACGTACATAACTCTAGTGGTAATACTAATATAGAGATTGAGTGGTATATTTCTGCAGATAACTATACATCCCATTTCTTAGAAGGTAAAAACCTAGGCGCAGGTGAGTACGTACAGTTCCCTGATATTGAACTTGTACTACAGGCTGGTGATGAAATAAGAGTAACACCTGCAACAGCAGCACATGTTGATAGTATTATGACTGTTACAGAAACCTTTGCTCAAACTAGATCATAACGGGTATGCAATAATAGGTACTACTACCTGACCTAATCATATGTATAACTATCTCCTGCATACAACAAAGGAGAACGTTATGCTAAACTTTCTAAAACGTGTATTCAAAGCAATTGAAGTAGCACAACAAAAACGCGCAGACTACAGACTACTACATATGCTATCTGAGCGTGAACTACGTGACCTAGGCATTGGTCGCTCACAGATTAAGGAAATCATCTATGGCGAGGAATCTAACGGAAAAGCAGCTTAAGTTCCTTGAGGTACTATTCGATGAAGCTGGCGGTGATGTTGTTACAGCTAAGAAACTGGCAGGTTATGCACCTGAGTCCAGCACTGCAGCAATTGTGGAATCTCTAAAAGATGAAATTGCAGATAAAACACGTACTTACTTTGCTCGTACTGCGCCCAAAGCTGCTATGGCTATGGTTGGCGCTTTATATGATCCTACTGAATTAGGCATCAAAGAAAAGATGGTAGCAGCAAAAGACTTGCTAGATCGTGCAGGACTTGGTAAAGTAGATAAAGTAGATGTCACTAGTGGTGGTGGCGGTATATTTTATTTACCACCAAAAGAAGGTACGAACGAATAAGTAAACCTATAATAATCCCTGAGAGGGAGTTAGGCTTTTGGCAGTTGCCTCTCCCTCCCAAGAAACACAACAAACAATGGCACACAATAGTTCGGGTAACAAAGAAAATACCGTGGGGCTATGAACTACATCCTGAGAATGATAGGCTACTTGTACCTATTGAGCATGAACTTGAAGCGTTAGAGCTTGCAAAACGACACCTTAAACAGTATAGTTACAGAGCAGTAGCACACTGGTTAAGTAAAGAAACAGGCCGTTACATATCACATATGGGCCTAAAGAAGAGAATTGAAGTTGAGCGAAGACGTAGGAAAGTCATTACAATTAAACGCAAGTTTGCCAAGTGGCTCCAAGAAACGCTATCGGAGATCGAAAAACTCGAAAGCCAAGGGGTCGGGGCGTACTCAGAGTCCAGAGAAGACAGTTGAAACAGTTGTCACCCCCAAACTAGATACTGTTCCTGCACAAGTCTCTGCTCCTGAGTTTGACGTGGATATTGCACAGGATGTAGTGTTTAAGCCAAACCCCGGCCCCCAAACTCACTTCTTGAGTTCTTCAGAACGTGAGGTACTTTATGGCGGGGCCGCTGGCGGTGGAAAAAGTTTTGCAATGCTTGCAGACCCACTACACGGCTTAAATGATCCTAATTTCAGTGGGTTGCTTGTACGACATACTACTGAAGAACTACGGGAACTCATACAAAAATCTCAGGAGTTATACCCTCGTGCCGTACCAGGAATCAAATGGTCAGAGCGAAAGTCTCAGTGGACTAGCCCAAAAGGTGGAAGACTTTGGATGTCTTATCTCGACAAAGATACGGATGTCACACGATACCAAGGTCAGGCTTTTAACTGGATTGGATTCGACGAACTTACTCAATGGTCTACATCTTACGCTTGGGATTATATGAGATCACGTTTAAGGTCTGCCTCTAAAGAGTTAGGACTCTATATGAGAGCAACCACTAACCCAGGTGGCGCTGGGCATCAATGGGTTAAGAAGATGTTTATTGACCCCGCCCCTGCAGGAAAACCTTTTTGGGCTACAAATGTTGAAACAGGGGATGTAATTACATTTCCCAAGGGACACAGCAAAGAAGGTCAACCACTATTCAAACGTAGGTTTATACCTGCTAGCTTGTTTGATAACCCTTACTTAGCAGAAGCTGGTGACTATGAGGCAATGCTTTTGTCTCTACCAGAGCATCAGCGTAAGCAGCTACTAGAGGGTAACTGGGATATAAACGATGGAGCAGCTTTCCCTGAGTTTGACAGATCAAAACATGTCGTGGAAGCTTTTGACGTTCCCCGATCTTGGACTAAGTTTAGAGCTTGCGACTACGGTTACGGGTCTTACACAGGCGTTCTCTGGTTCGCTGTTGCCCCTGACGAGCAACTCTATGTATACAGAGAGCTATATTGTTCTAAAGTTACTGCTACAGATTTAGCAGATATGATCCTAGAGATCGAAAAAGATGATGGTGGGATGAGATACGGTGTGCTAGACTCTTCTTTGTGGCACAACCGTGGCGACACGGGGCCATCCCTAGCAGAGCAAATGATCATGAAAGGGTGCAGATGGCGTCCATCAGATCGCAGTAGAGGCTCTCGTGTCGCAGGTAAAAACGAAATACATAGAAGGTTACAGGTAGATGAATTTACTGAGAAGCCTCGTCTTGTATTTATGGATAACTGCACAAACACTATTGCGCAGATACCAAGCATACCTTTGGACAAGAGAAACCCAGAGGATGTAGACACCAACGCAGAGGATCACTTATACGATGCTTTACGTTATGGGGTGATGACACGCCCACGCAGCAGTATATGGGACTATAACCCAGCAAAACAACGCACTGGTTTTCAAGCTAGTGATCCTAACTTCGGGTATTAAGTATGGCAGAACAAGAAGAAATGTTTGAAACAGACGAGATCGTAGCTGCAGAGGACAGTGAAGATTCTATCTTTAATGAAAGATCAGGTGTTGTTTCTTTTGTAGAGGATCGCTACAAACGGGCAGAGGATGCACGTTATGCAGATGAAGAACGCTGGTTACGTGCATATCGTAACTATCGGGGTATCTATAGTTCTGAGGTACAGTTCACCGACACAGAAAAATCTCGTGTCTTTGTAAAGGTAACCAAGACTAAAACTCTTGCAGCATACGGACAGATCGTAGATGTATTATTTGGTAACAATCGCTTTCCTCTTTCTGTTAACCCCTCTGTTCTACCTGATGGTGTTGCTGAGTCAGTACACATAAACGTAGACCCTAACGCAGCACAGGCAGGTCAATCACTAAACGCTGTAACTTCAGATGCCCCAGCGCAGCCATACTTACTAGATGGTACAAAAGGGCAGCTACAACCAGGTGAGACTCTTATTGACCTACAACGCCGCTTAGGACCAGAGCAGAACAAACTACAAGCTGTCTCTGATAAGATTGTTGAGGGTGACGGTACTACACCTAGCACAGTGACCTTCCATCCTGCTATGGTAGCAGCTAAGAAGATGGAAAAGAAAATCCATGATCAGCTACAAGAGAGTGGTGCTAATACACACCTACGCTCTATGGCGTTTGAGATGGCTCTTCTAGGTACTGGTGTTATGAAGGGACCATTTGCTGTAGACAAAGAATATCCTAACTGGAATGAGGAAGGTGAATACGAACCTCTCATTAAAACAGTACCAGAGTGTAGCCATGTAAGCGTCTGGGATTTCTATCCAGACCCTGAAGCTAAGTCTATGCAAGACGCAGAGTATGTAGTAGAGCGCCACAAGATGTCACGCACACAGCTACGCGCTCTAAAACAGCGTCCATACTTTATGGATGATGCAGTAGATATGGCTGTAGCCAAAGGACCAGACTACGTTCAAAAGTCTTGGGAAATGGTTATGGAAGATGATGACACACAGCCTACATCTGAGCGCTGGGAAGTGTTGGAGTTTTGGGGTTACGTAGATGTAGAGCTTCTTGAAGAACAGGGTGTCAACATCCCTAAAGACCTAAAAGACCTAGACGAAGTAAATTGTAACGTATGGATTTGTAATGGTGAGGTTATTCGTTTTGTACTAAACCCATTTAAACCTACACGTATTCCTTACTACGCAACACCATATGAGCATAACCCATATAGCTTCTTTGGTGTAGGTATTGCAGAGAACATGGACGATACGCAAACATTGATGAATGGTTTTATGCGTATGGCTATTGACAATGCTGCACTATCTGGTAATCTAATTATAGAAGTAGATGAAACCAACCTTGTACCAGGGCAAGACCTAAGTGTCTATCCTGGAAAGGTTTTTCGTCGTCAAGGTGGCGCACCAGGACAGGCCATCTTTGGCACCAAGTTCCCGAATGTTGCACAGGAAAACATGCAACTCTTTGACAAGGCAAGGGTTTTAGCTGATGAAAGCACTGGATTCCCTAGCTTTGCTCATGGTCAAACAGGTGTGTCGGGCGTTGGTCGTACAGCTTCAGGTATTAGTATGCTTATGTCTGCTGCTAACGGTTCTATCCGTACAGTAGTTAAGAACGTAGATGACTATCTGATACGCCCACTAGGTAAAGCTTTCTTCTCATTCAACATGCAGTTTGACTTTGATGAATCACTACGTGGTGATTTAGAGGTTAATGCATCAGGTACAGAAAGCTTGATGGCTAACGAGGTACGCTCCCAGCGCCTAATGCAGTTCTTGCAGGTAGCACAGAATCCAGTTCTTGCACCTTTTGCTAAAATGGATTATATTATCCGTGAGATTGCTAAGAGCATGGACCTTGACCCTGATAAGGTTACTAACTCTATGCAGGACGCAGCAATCCAAGCAGAAATACTTAAGGGCTTTCAAGCACCACAGCCTACACCAGAAGCGATGGGACAGGGTGTACAAGGAGTTCAAGATACATCAGGTGGCGGTGGCTCTCAGATGGGCATAGGAACAGCACCAACACCGGGCGAACAAGGATTTACAGGTAATGAGCAACCTCAAGCAGTTGGTCAACAATAAAGAACTCTACGAAGAGTTTCTTAAACACGTAGATGATTTAATCTACTTGCAACACAAACAGATGGAGCAGGCTACAGAGCCTGTTGTGTTCTACAGAGCGCAGGGTGCTGTTACTACTCTGCGTAAATTAAAGTTACTCAGGGAGCAGGTTAATGGCGGTTGAAGCTGAAATGGATGCGGTCTTTAAGTCTAGCAGAGCAGACAAAGACCCAGTATCAGGAAACGAAGTACCTACAGGTTCTTTGCCTGAGGAAGTTCGTGATGATATCCCAGCGCAACTGAGTGAAGGTGAGTATGTTGTACCTGCTGATGTAGTACGGTACTACGGTGTTAAGTTCTTTGAAGACCTGCGTATGGAAGCCAAGGCTGGCTGGAATAGCATGGAAGAGAACGGACGCATTGGTGGTGAGCCTGTCGGTATGGAGATGGGTGATGATCAATTACCTTTTGATTTAGCTGAGCTACAGATGACAGATGATGGCGAAGAACAGCCTGAGATGTATGCTGGTGGCTACATGCGAGGCTATGCACCAGGCGGCTATCAACCTAGTATGGATTTTGGTGGTAAATATGGTGAACAAACCGTATCCGTCCGTGAATATAAAAACGCAGATGGTACAACAATATATATTCAATTTATAGGTGAGACTCCTTTAACAACTATACCAGAAGGTTATGAGCCTGCTGAAACTGCAGCAGAGGAAGTTGCTGAACAATTAGCAGAACAAACAACCTCTAGAGATGATGATGATACACCTCAACCAGATGCACCTAAAGGTACTAATTGGAAAACAGCAGAAGTAGAAGACTTTAACAATTACCTATCACAAAAAGATTCTACTATAAATAAAGTAGTTAAGACAGGTGCAGCATTGCTAGGTGGCGCTCCCATGTACGGCTTCATGAAGATGGCTACAAAGATGGAAGACAAGCGTATGCGTAAAGGTCTTGAAGAACAAATAGCCAATTTAAATGATCAAGACCCAACAGAAGCACAAAAGAAAAAAGAACTACAAAGTATACTTGATGGTATCACAACACAAACAGAAGAAAACGAGAAAAAATCTCTAGTTGAGCGTTCTGGTATATTTGGCGGTGAGGATACGCTTTTATCAGATAATTTAGAAGACACAGATAAATCAGGTGACGCGTCATTTGGTGATACATGGCTAGGTGATCTACTAGGCTTTGATGAACCGGGGCTGTTTAAAGGTCTTGGTGTACAAGGTGATTCACTTTCACAATCTATGAGTGGTTCACGTAGAGATGGAAAACCCTCTAGCAATGACGATGATGATTTCACCCCTGTTATTGGCGATAATGATACAGGCTCAAATAGTCTGTCACAATCACTAGCTAATGTATTTACCCCATTTGACGGTAAATCATATGAGGGTGGTAAGCTAGTAGATGATGAAGAAGAAGATAAATAAAGTCGGCCCCGATCCGATAATCATATAACAATAAGGCTACCCAGCTTAGGCTGGCCCCAACATAAGGAGTAAAAAATGTCGGAAGCCCAAACTATTGATGTGACATCAGCATCGCATTTACGTAATACCGCACGTGTTAAGCGTGATGAAGAAGAACTAGAGGCACTGAAGCGGCAAGCTCGTGGTGAGACTGATGAAGATCAAACCGACGATACACAGAGTGAACCCAGTAGCGAAGACGCTGAGGGAGCCACAATTCAGGATGCGAGTGTATCTGAACAAGAAACAAAAGAGCAAGTTAAAACCGAAGCACCCCAAGAAGACGATGAGGGAGATGCTGGATTAACTGCTGAAGAAAAGTCTTTCAAGAAACGCTATGGTGATCTTCGTCGCCACATGCAAGACAAAGAAAAAGAAACTGCTGCTAAGCTAGAAAAGCTAGAGAAGCAACTAGAGGCTGCTACAAAGAATGAGTTAGTACTACCCAAGTCAGAAGACGAAGTAGAAGCATGGGCTAAGAAGTACCCTGATGTAGCAGGTATCGTTGAGGCTATTGCAGAAAAGAAAGCTAATGAACGGGCTTCTGATCTAGATGGTCGCTTGAAAGAGATTGAAGAGCTACGCATCACAGCTAAGCGCGAGAAAGCTGAAGCTGAGTTAGCAGCACTACATCCTGACTTTGGTGAGATTCGTGCAGACGATGCTTTCCATGAATGGGCTAAGACACAGCCTAAAGTTGTACAGGATGCTTTGTATGAGAATACAGAGGATGCTAAATCTGTAGCACGTGTTATTGATCTGTATAAGTCAGACAAAGGTATCACATCTAAGAAAGATACTAGTTCTGATAAAGCTGCAGCATCTTCAGTCAAAACTAAAGGCAAAACTACTATTGATCCACAGGATTCCTCACAGTATCTACGTGAATCAGAAGTAGCTAAAATGTCTATTAAAGAGTATGAGAAGCGGCAGGAAGAAATTCTAAACGCACAACGCTCTGGGAAATTTATTTATGATGTAACAAAAAGAGCTTGACACTCTAAACATCTTAGATAAAACTATAGTATATACACAGCATAAAAGTGTGTATGCTTTAATTAGCACTAGCCACACAAAGAACTACCTCAGATGATAGGCCCAGCGCAGAGAAACAGCGCAGTTTCAAAGCAAGCTGACTACCCTAGATGACGAGCCTCTTTAGTGGATATGTAGTGTCGTTTTCACGCCATATCTATAAGGAGAATTAATTATGGCTATTACTTCCGCATCAGGAGGTTTTGACGGTAACTGGTCACCAGTTATTTATTCAAAACAGGCACAGATTGCCCTACGCAAATCTGCTGTCACAAACGCGATTACAAACAACTCATACTTCGGTGAGATTGCAAACCAAGGTGATGTTGTTCGTATTCAGAAAGAACCAGACGTAACTGTTAACGCTCTTGAGCGCCACACAGCTATCGCTGTAGAGAAATTGAATGATGAAGATTTCTCACTAACAATCGACAAAGCTAACTACTTCGCGTTCAAAATGGACGACATCGAAGATCAGTTCGCAAACGTTGATTATGTTAGCCTAGCTGCTGATCGTGCAGCATATAAAATGGCTGACGCAATGGACGCAGATGTTTTGTCTTACTTGTCAGGTCACACAACTGCAGGTGCTAAAATCACTGGCACTTCTGGTGACGCACAGCATGAAACAGCAGGTGACCTATCAGGCGAGTTCTTGCTAGCAAACCACCTAGACGCAACTGATTTCGGTCAGCTAGGTTCTGAAGACTCTGCTTCTACAGCATATGCTACTGGTGATGCTATCCCACTAGCTCCACGCCTACCAGGTGCAACAGCATTGTCAGATGCTACAGTTTCACCTCTAACAGTTGTAGCACGTATGGCTCGTCAGATGGATGTATCAAACGTTGATGCACGTGGTCGTTGGATGGTAGTTGACCCGGTATTTGTAGAGATGCTTAAAGACGAAGATTCACGTATGCTTAACGCGGATTTCGGCGGTGCAGGTCTACAAAATGGTTTGGTCTTGAATAACCTACACGGCTTCCGTGTTTACATTTCAAATAACCTACCAGCAGGCGGTACAGGTGCAGGCACCACAGGCGCACTAGCACAAGACACCAACTTCGGTGTTATCGTTGCAGGTCAGGACGAAGCGGTTGCTTCTGCTGAGCAAATCAACAAGGTAGAGAACTACCGTGACCCAGATTCATTCGCAGACATTGTTCGCGGTATGCATCTATACGGTCGCAAAATTCTTCGCCCACAAGCGCTAGTAACAGCACGTTACAACGCTGCTTAATTAAAGTAATACTTAGAGGCTGGCCTATGTGCTGGCCTCTTTGTGCTTTAAAACAATAAGGACATTCCTAATGGCAATTACTACGGCAATGTGCAACAGCTTCAAGCAAGAGCTTCTTGGGGGTGTTCACGATCTAGATACAGATATTCTAAAAATAGCTCTAATTAAAGCTTCACCAACAGGTACCTATAATAAGAGTACTACAAACTATTCTGATGTAACAGGTAATAGTGATGAAGCTACTGGTACTAATTATCCAGCAGGTGGTCAGGTTCTAGCTGCTCCAACAGACGGTTCATCAAGTATTATTAACTTAGCAAATGATGTTGCGTTTCTAGACTTTGTTGATGAAGTTTTTCAAGACATTACCGTTTCGGCAGATGGTGCTATTCTGTATAACTCCTCTCAATCAGGTAAGGCTATTGCAGTTTTTGATTTTGGTGGTACTATTACTGCTACAGCAGGTGATTTTACAATCGTATTCCCTGATCAAAACTCTACAAATGCAGTAGTTCGGATTACATAATTAAGGTAAAAATACAATGGCTTTTATCATTAAGGATCGTGTCAAAGAGATCACGACTAGCACAGGCACGGGCGCGTTATCCTTAGGTGGGGCTAGTAGTACGTTTGATCAATTTCAAACATACATGTCCAACGGTGATACAACTTATTATGCCATTGCATCAGAAGAGTCTGGCGTAGATGAGTGGGAAGTAGGTATTGGTACTTGGAATACAGGTAACACACTTACAAGAACTACTATCTTAGCTGGCTCAAACTCCACATCAGCGGTTAACTTTACAGCAGGTGACAAGCAAGTCTTTATGACTTACCCTGCTGCAAAGGCCGCTTTTTTTAATGCTGATGGTGATCTAGACCTTACACGTGATCCTCAGACAGCATTACAAGCTGCGACAAAACAGTACGTAGACACGATTGCTGCAGCAGGTATACATTATCATGATCCAGTACGTGTGGAGCAAGAGGGTAACCTTTCTGCTACATATAGCAACGGTACTGCAGGTGTAGGTGCGACACTTACTAACAATAGCACACAGGCAGCATTAAGCATTGATAGTG